TTACTGATGCATCCAAGGCCAGTGAAATGGCGAATATCATTGCCAGTCCCTGGGACAGATTTAGTGGTTCATTAAATGGCGCTGCGACGGCGATGGGGCAAGCGGTGTTACCGATTATTGAACCGGTTGTCGATATGCTGGTTGCTATGTTAGGTGGCGTGATATGGCTAACCCAAGAATTTCCGACATTAACGGGCGTACTTGGTGCGGCAGCTGTTGGCGTCATTGCCTTAATGATTGCCTTCAGTGCCATGAATATGATCATCGGCATTTATCGTTTTGCATTGATAGGGCTGAGTGTTGTCAGCAATGCCGCTGCTGTTTCAACAAAACTATGGCAGGTTGGTTTGGTTGCACTGCGCGTGATGGGATTCTTAGGCAACATTGCCGCGATGGGTGCTTATCTTACTGCTATCGGTCTCTATCGTGGTGCGATGTTAGCGGCGCAAGGCGTTACTTGGTTATTTAATACAGCTTTACTTGCCAATCCGATTGGGCTGGTTATCGCTGGGGTTGTGGCACTAGTGGCTGCCGTCGCAGGACTTATCTTTTATTGGGATGCCATTGTTGCCGCCTTTAAAGATTCAAGTTGGGGCCAAGTTCTGATTCAGATATTTGACAGCGTAATGTCTGTGTTCAGTGCTCTGATTGATAATGTGACATGGGTGCTCGAAGCACTGGGATTGATGGACGGTAAAGAAATGACCATTAACTCTAAAGTTGAAGAGGTGACCAAAACAGCTGCGCCAATATCAGCTGAAAATACATTATCAACGAAACTCAACACAGAGACACTTGGCTCAAGGCATCTTTCAAACATGAATACACGAATTAACCAGGCTAACGGTTTTGCACCAGTTGCTGCAAACCAGATATTGAGCACAGAGGCTTATGCAACGAACAACTTAGCTAATACAAATACGCAGTTCAATCAGGTTGGCGGCTTATCGCCAGTTGCAGCTTCGCTTGTTGAAAGCCAAACGTTTAATGAGACAAGTGCGCACAGCGCGCGTATTCAACAGTATCAAGAAAATAACCAGCAGCTGGCGAAGGTAAGCCGCCCACGTATACAACGAACCCAGTACTTTCAGCAAAGCAGGCTGGACACGAAGAACAACAGCAATAGCAGCGCCGATAACAGTAAGCGGGTTTATATCGACAATGTGGTGATGAAAAGCGACAACCTTGACCATGATTTTGAACAGTTAATGGAGTTAGCCGGCTAATGATAAATATGCATATTGATTTAAATATTATCGATGGGGATTTTGTATTTAATTCCTCGCTCAGTGCTGGGAAATTATCGGCGGCCAGAGTGATTGGCCAAGACGTCAAACACCGTATTATCGAAAGTGGCTTATTAGTTAAGTTAGTTAAACAGCGCAACGTCAATGGTATTGCACCAGTGCTAACCGATTTAGAGCTGGAAGTGGAACAAGACGACCGACTTAAGCCTGGCACGATCTTAATTACCTACAACAGTGATAAAACCTTGACGATTGAAGCTGAAACTAAGCAATACGGATCAATGAAATGGGCTGGAGCATAACATGATACCTGATTTTAAAAAGATGATGGCGGATGCTGGATTACCAGTGAATGAGAAGGTCGCCAAGCAGCAATGGGACCAGGTATTAAGCGAGCAGCAAATCATTGTTGAGAATGGCAGTCCGTTTAGCCCGTTTTGGCGCACCGTTAAAGCATTAATCACGCAGCCTGTAGTGAGTTTACTTGATTGGATAGCACGTATATTGATGCCCGATCTATTTATCATGACGGCAAGTCGCAGCGCATTAATCGGGTTACATGGTCCGAGTCGAAATGTTTTTATTGTGGATGCTATTAACGCCAAAGGCATACTGACCTTAACACGCACGAATAACGATGGTGTATTGAATATACCTGCAGGTGCCTTAGTAGAAAGTGACAGTATTGGCGGCACTGTATATCAGTTACGCACACTCAGCGCTGCAGTATTTAAAGAAGGTGAGTCAGTCGTTGAAGTGCTGGTACAGGCTGTTACTGCAGGGCAGGCGTATAACTTACCGGTAGGCAGTTATTACCGCCTGGTTAACCCAATTGAGGGCGTCAGTGTTCGTAATGAAAAAGACTGGTTGCTTATCCCTGGTGCAAATGAAGAAAGCACCGAGGCATACCGCAACAGGATAAGAAACGTATTCGGTACTGCCGCTAAATGGCATATCAATACTGTGTATAAATCGATAATCAGTGATTTCGCTATACCGGTTGAAAATATAGAAATTGTAAACCAAGCGCCGCGTGGCCCAGGTACCGCTAATGCGTTTATTTACTTAAATGTTGGGCAAGTATCAACAGGCTTGTTAAGCGCAATTAATCAACATATTCGTGATGACGGCCATCATGGCCATGGCGATGACTTTCAAGTGTATGCAATGCCTATGCAAGACAAAGTGATAACAGCAACGTATTCACTTCATGCCAATAGCGCTGATATTAAAGCGGATATAAAGACCTTTATCCAGGCGGCGTTTCGATTAAACGATGCGTATCAACCAACACGAACGCGGCCGAATTCATCATTTAGCATGAGCCAGTTACAAACCCAGTTACACAATCAATTTCCTGCATTACGCAGTATCGATTTTGATTGTGGTGATATTAAAACGGCTTTGTGGCTGCCTAAACTCACGCAATTGGTCGTGCAGCATGGATAGTTCTCAGCAAAAGAAACAACCCGAAATTGCGACTTGGTTAAACAAGGGCCATGCAGAGCAGTTAATGAAAGCCGCGCAGCAATATTGGAATAATACCAAGGACTGGGTGATGTGGGCTGTTGCACAAAAAGATGAGCAACAAAGTGCAGAGCCATTTTTAGGTTTGTTAGCCTGGGAAAGGTTGACCGAAAGACTGGCAACCGAACCGACTGAGTTTTTTAGGAAACGGGTTCAACATGCACTGGTTAATACTATCGATGCGGGTGAGATAGCAACCATTGCCGATATCTTCAATCGTCTGGGTATTAATGTAATCAAAGTAACAGAGCGTATTGAAAACAGGGATTGGGACATTATTGCGCTCGATTTTAGCAGTCATGCGGTATCCCAATACGGCGAACTGATGCCCGAATTAATCCAGCTCTATGGACGTACCTGCAGACGTTATGAATTTACGGTACACAGTTTTGCTGATTGTGGCTTAGCACCAAGTTGGATTGATGTGCAATACCATGTGCAAAAAGTACCGTTAATGCCACTGAAAACATCGGTTGAGCATCCACTGGCACTGCAGCCAGTTTATGGTTTTTTGAGTAAAGAAAGCAGCATTAGTACTGCAACGGAGTAAGTTTCTATGTCAGAACAACAGGTAACCGGCATTCTTACTAATGCTGGCAAGCAACATATTACCAACTGTGCACTAGCCAACTCGGGGCTAAATGTCTCAACGCTGGTGTTAGCGAATGTGCCTAATTTAAGTGATAGCGCAGAACGTGATCCTAATATGTCGATCCCAGCACAGGCTCAAATTGCCTATCAAACGGATGAATTACTCGATGGTTTCATTGATGAGCATACCGTGGCATGGGCATGTGTATTAGACCAGGACGTTGGTGATTTTGATTACAACTGGATTGGCTTAGTGACCAGTAATGGCATCTTGTTAGCGCTGGATTATTTGCCACTGCAGCGTAAACGTCAGGGTGTGAACAACGTACACAACCGCAGTTTTGTATTGAAGTTCGCTGCAGCCAAAGCCCTTGCGCGAATCGATATAAAAGCCAGTAGTTGGATGTTTGATTACAGTCCCAGGCTCGACAGTATGCAACTGGCTATCGCCGCTAATGCCACTGTGCAAGTTGACAACATGACGCGCCATTTAGGCTTAAAAGATGTCGTCACCAGTTTACGAAATACTATCGAGTTGCAGCAAGTGCACATCGGAACCCTAGAGCAAGCAGGGCAAGCTCTTCAACAAACTCAATCAGTAATGATAAAGCAGCGTCAGGAACACGATGGTGAGGTGCAAATCTCGCTCGCCAAAATGGCAACCGCACAAGTCAGCACTATGTATC